GCCAGTATTGGCAGAACCATTAGAACCAGCAGCGATATATCCACCGCCACCTCCGCCTGCACCAAACAAAATTCCTGTGCCAGTTGATCCTGTTCCACCAGCAAATAAATCACCAGTACCACCTGCACCGCCAGTACCAGTTCCAGTTGTATTGGCAGAACCACCACCACCTGCAATCAAACCTTTACCGCCAGCGCCACCTGTTTGCGTGCCTGTTACAGTAGAAGCACCGCCACCGCCACCACTTGAAATACCAATACCACCTGCACCGCCAGTTGTTGCAGCGGCAGTTCCACCGCCACCTGCATAACCAACATTGCCTGGGTTTCCAGTTGTACCAGCAGGTGCGCCTGTGTAAGAAGTTGTACCAGCAGATGCAGCAGCAGTACCTGCGCCACCGCCTGCTCCACCCATTCTTGTTGCAGTTGATGCAGTAGTTCCACCACCACCTGCTCCGCCTCCTGCTAATACCATTCCAAAAACTGTGTCACCGCCAGCACCACCAGCAGATAAAGAACCACCAGTTCCACCTGCACCTACTGTGCAAGTTCCTGGCACAAAGGTCCAACCAGTAGAAAATCCACCTGCACCGCCACCACCAGCATAAGTTGTAGATGAGCCACCTCCACCACCACCGCCGATGCAGACTGCATAAACTCGTTGAATACCAGCGGGAATTCCAGTAACAGACCCGCTTGATGTAATTGTTTGTTGCAACTTCAATCCAAAAGGAGTATCACTAAATGATGAATTCTGATAAATGTTTACGCTCATTGTTTGTTCTCCTTAGTAGAAAATGTAAAGTATCCCTGCGCCACCAGTGCCAGCATTTGAACCACCACCACCGCCACCTAAACCGCCATTTTGACCAGAAGCGTTGCCAGCAATACCACCACCCCCACCACCAAAAATGCCTGAGTAACTTGCACCAGTAGTTATTGCACCAGTAAGAATATTTAGTCCATTACCGCCGTTGCCGCCAAGATTGCTAGTAGTTGAACCAGTGGTATTGCCACCACCACCGCCACCAGTCAATCCATTGCCACCATTACCTGAAACATTTGCTAAAGCGCCAGCACCAGTTTGACAATATCCACCACCGCCTGCAGAAATTCCGTCTGCTCCGTTGCTTCCTGCTATACCGTTAGCTGAACTAATACCACCGCCACCTGCTCCTGAACCAATACGACCTATAGTTGGGCTAGCGCCATTTGTACCGTTTGCACCGCCTGGCATACCCCAGTAATTAGTTGCACCATTGCTCTGAGCTGCGCTTCCACCGCCGCCTAAAAATCCTCCAGCGTTACCTGCTGAGCCACTACCGCCGCCTGCAATTATGTGACCGTATCGTGTGTAAGAACCACTTTGATTGTTTGACGTAGTTGAAGCAACTACGCAGGTGCTATTTGCTAATGTCCAACCCCAAGCAACTCCGCCACCACCACCGCCAGCATATGCACCACCTCCACCACTACCAACGCAGATTGCGTACACCCAAGTGATACCAGCAGGGATTGTTACTGAGGTTGTTCCTGCATTTACTGTATGGCGCAATGTCAAACCGTGAGGCAAAATGAAAGATGTTTGTTGATTAGGCGTGACTGTATTTGATGAAACGTGCCAACTTGAAACTTGCGAGCCTGACTCGCCTCTGCGTATTGGGTTAGCCATTTAGGAAATCCTGTTCACATAACCTGAAATTGTAATGACATTTGCTGTAGCAGCGTAGGCGTAAACTGTATTACTTACTGAACCTGTACCAGTCAAAATAAGTCCTGGCACGACAAGGGTTAAACCTGACAATGATGGAATAGTAATTTTAATATCGTTATCAACCGCAGTTGTTCCACCATATTGAATAGTTAAAGCAATTGGCCCAGTAGATGAATTGTAAGCATAAAGCCATACTTCATCAATAATGCTTGCAGATGTTCCTGTTGTATGGATAGTTGTACCAGTTGATGTCGTTGCTGCTACCTTAATTGGCACGCCTTGATTAGAAGTAGCTACTGTTGGTTGTAATGATACTTTGCTATAAGTTGCCATTGTTTTATCCTATCCGTAAATCTGAGTTGGTAAAATTGTTTGATCTGAGTCGCCTGCGCTACCGCCACCGCTTGAGTTAATGGTTACTGCGCCAGTTCCACCTGTAGGGCTGATTGTAATATTAGTTCCAGCAATGATTTGTGTAACACCATTTGAACCATCAGCACCAGTTGCACCTGTAGCTCCGTTAGTTCCATTAGTACCTGTAGCGCCAGTTGCTCCATTAGTACCATTTGTACCAGCAGTTCCTGTTGCGCCATCTGCACCTGCTGGTCCTGTTGGTCCTGGAACAGTTGAAGCGGCACCTGTCATACCAGTGGCACCTGTTGCACCAGTATTTCCAATAGCACCAACAGCGCCTGTCATACCAGTCGCACCAGTATTACCAGTTAAACCAGTATTACCAGCAGCACCTTGAATTCCTGTATTGCCTTGCGCTCCAGCTGCCCCTGTATTGCCCGTTGCTCCAGTAGCACCCGTAAGCCCCGTATTACCCGTAGCGCCTGTATTGCCAGCACCTGTAGGGCCAGTAACTCCTGTAGATCCTGTAGATCCAGTGGCTCCTGTTGCACCAGTATTGCCAGTTAAGCCAGTCAATCCAGTACTGCCTGTAGCCCCTGTGAGGCCCGTAGAGCCTGTTGCACCAGTATTGCCAGCACCTGTCATACCTGTAGCACCAGTGGCACCAGTAGCACCAGTAGCCCCTGTTGCACCCGTTGCCCCTGTAGCACCAGTAGCACCAGTTAATCCTGTAGGGCCAGTTACCCCTTGACCACCTTGTGGTCCTTGATCTTGTGAAAGTTCTACCGCTACTTGTGGTGTGATGTTTTCTATAACAATAATTGTGGTCACTGGGTCACCGCTCCCGTCACAATAAACTTGCCTTCTAGGATTCTTGTAACTGTTCCACCTGAATTGAGTACTAGGTCATAGGCATAGCGTCCTGCTGGTATAGCGCCAGTAGTAGTTGCACTGAGTGTGACGTTAATACGTCCTGTCAATGCAGTAAGGACCATACGACCATTGGCAGTTGATGCCACAACAGTCTCAGTAGATGCACCAACAAATGGGCGTACTGTCATAGTTCCTGTATAGCCAGTTAGATTCCAAGGAGTTGAGTCATTGAGGATCTGGAACTGGAAATTAAATGTAGTTGCTTGGTCACAAACCAAGTTATATTTAGCACTCAAGATGAGATCGCTCTGAGAGCCTGCGCTGCAGGTAGTTGAGTAGTGCCAGCGAGAGCGTTGCATACGCCATTAAAATCAAGGCGATTAGTGCTAGTCGTGCCTTGAATCGCATTGAGTACTCCCACTGTGTCTGTTAAATTTGTTGTTACTGATTTTAAGACTGCCCATTGGCGAGCAGCCAAGGCTTGTCCTACCATCGCCCCTGGTGCTCTATAGGTGCCACCATTAGCCAGACGATTGAGTTCATCTCTTAGCGTTGTTCCTGCTACTCCTAGTGCCACCTATATCTCCTTTACTTCTTCTTGGTTTTCTTTGCTGCGGCATTATCAACCAAATTTGGCCAAGGTCGTCCTGCTGCTTTTGCTCTTGCCTTAGCTGCAGATTTCTGAGCTGGCGTTAGAGGTGTTGACTTCTTGTTAGGATTCTTTGTATCCCAAAATGCTACTTTCTTTTTCACTTTTTTCCCCTTGCGTTCTTGCAGGTAGCACAGGTGCATTTACAACCCTTTTGAGGATTGCCTGTTTTGCATTTACATTTACATTTAGCACACATTATTTTTTACCTTTATTCCTTTTAGAAATGGCTGCAGCCTTAGACTTGGCATCAGCTTTAGATGATGCACCCCAGGCTTGTAAAGATAATAATAATCTGGTTGGCTCTCCATTAGGCTTGCGTTCAGGTCCTGGGTTACCAGCAGCGCGAGCAAGGTAACTTGCTCTACGTGGGTTATCGCCAGATTTAACAGGTGCTTTAATATCTTGACCTGCAGCCTTTAATGAGGCGCGGCCTTTTGCATTAAGTCCACCTTTAGGGTTTTGTCCTTCTTTGCGTTGCCACGCTGGAGTTTTTGCCATTTACTTCTTCTTACCCATTTTCTTATTAGACATCTTTGCCTCAGATAATGCAATAGCAACTGCTTGTTTTCTATTAGTTACTACTGGACCTTTTTTAGATCCTGAATGGAGCATCCCACCCTTAAATTCGTGCATAACTTTTTGGACTTTAGCATTACCTTTAGTCTTCTTTTTCATTATTTAGCATCCTTACCCATCGCACCTGTTTGTAGTTCTTCATAAGTTTCATACTTGAGGTTACTTGGGTATTGCTTATCTGCTGGTGGGTAGACAAGATTATTTATGTCTGTTGTTAATTCTTTGTTGTTATTCATTATTACTTGCCTTTCTTCATAGCGGAGTTTTTCATCATTTTACCATTAGGCATCTTGTGCATACCTTGTTTTACTTCTTTGGCTTTTTGTGCTTTGGTTTCGCCCTTTTTAAGTTCTTTCTTTTTCATTGCTTTTGGTTCTGTTTTTTCGTAGGCTGCATAAGCCTTCATCATTTTAGGTGACATCTTTGCCATTATTATTACTCCTTAAAGGTCATTGAGATCCCATCGAAAGCCTTACCAGCTTCGTTGGAAAGTTTAACTGCTGCATCTATATCTTTGCTTTTTGTTGAACGTGGTTCTATGCCTTGTCTTGTAGCATCATAATAAGACTGTAGTTCCTTATCGTGTTGCTTAGCAGTAGGTATACCTCTGTGGTTTGCAGCCCCTACGCTCAACTCTAGTTCACTTATTTTGCAACCAAAGCATCCTTCAACATATAAAGGATGGGTTTGCTTTCTGTGTAAACTCATACGGCTGTTAACCAACTTCCATATCCTGCAGCGGTAAGCACCCCTGCTTGGTAATCACTAATAGTATATTCGTGACCACCAAGGAAGTAGTAACTAGCCGCTGCTAGATCATCTTGGCTTGGAGTTAAAGTAATAGTTACGTTAGTTCCATTAACAATCAAAGTCTGTCCTCGTGGAATGTCTGTCATACTAGGAGCAATAGCTCCATCAATAGTTCCACCATTAAAGCGACGCCCAGCAAGACGTGAGTACTTGGTGTTTTCACCACGACCAGCGCCCCAAGTTTGCCACTCGTAAGGAGTCATTAACTTATATGCCATATCCAACCTTTCCTAAGTGACAGGGATGGGTTTGACCCCACCCCTGCCGTTGCACTAGCGGAATTATCCGTTTGTTGCGGCTGACTCAATGCGATAGAGCGCAGCTTCACGAAGGCGTGCAAAGCCTCCGAAGTAGTACCAACCGATTGTGCGGAAACGACGTAGTGCGTCAATCTCTGGACCGATAACGGTTGAGATGTCTGCAGCCTGTGCTTCAGCCAATGCTTCACGACCAGCGACAATTGCGCGGTAGTTGTTGGTAAATGTTACAGTACCTGTGTCAGCAACTGATGTGATATTAGATGCTGTCAATGCGTATGTAAATGTTGTTGTTGATGGTACAGACGCAAGTGTGTATGTACCGTTAACTCCAGTGTTAGTTGTAGCAGCAACTGTTACAATCTGACCTGTACCAAGACCGTGAGCAACTGCTGTAGTAATTGTTACTACGTTAGATGTCAAAGCAACGTTGGTGATAGTTGTTGTAGTTGAGATACCAGCAGCTAACTTTAGACCGTTAAGAACACGTGGTGTCTCAACGATGAAAGCGCCTTCGATAACTCCTACTGCGCCAGCAACGAACGGTGTACGTTCTACGTACTTTGTTAGTTCCTGGAATCCACCTGTACCAGTTTCAGCACGAAGATCGGCTGACTGACGTGGGTGTAGGTATGCTGCATATAGTTCGCCCATACGAGGCAATGCCTTGTTTGTGCGTAGTGATACAACAGCGTTGCGGATATCTGCAACTGTCATTGTGTCAGCAGATAGAATACCTGCTGAAGTTGTTGGAGTAGTTCCTGATGGACCGTTTGAGTAGATCACGTTTGTTCCTGCTGACAGGACCTGACCTACAACGTTATCAATAGAATCTGCTGCGTTGTATGCGATGATATCAGCTAGTGCTGAATCAACATCGTTGAATGAAGTTAGGTTTAACTTCTTTGTTGTTGTAACTGCTGAACCGTATTCGTTCAATGTTACTGTAACCTGTGAAGGGTTACCTAATGCAATGGAAGATACATCTGAAGTTTCTGTCAATGTAGAAGTGGCTTGTGCCAAGTCTGAATAGATTGAGAAAACAACTGATGATCCTGGCATTGCCTGTTGCACTGGCTTGACGTCGGCAAGTGAACGCATAACAGGAATGGAGCGAAGCGCCATTCTTACATACTGGTCGTATGCTGCTTGTACGAGGTTGCTGATCGTCGAGCTAGAGGTGGGGGTACCTGTTGGGATAGCCATTTGGTCTAGCCTTTCTGTTTTAGGATCGGATTAGAGTCCAGACAATCTAATAACGTCATCCAGTTCTTCTTTGCTGTTTGCATTCATTAGTTTTTGCATAATGTCTCCGTTATGTTCAGGTGATGCACCTGAATCGGCGGAGTTTGTCATACGCTTATATGCTGCTGCATCGGCTGGATTGATATTAGGTGTTGCCTGGGTTTGGCTTACTTCAATACCGAATACATCGGCATAGTCTTCAAGCCATTTAGATACAGACTCTTCAGTTGGGTCTATATCCTGTGGGATAAATGAAGCAATTTTGCTGTTTACCCCGCGACTAGCGAGGGCATCCTTTATTGCTCTGTCGCGCTGTCCCTTGCTGAGTGATTCAAACTGAGAGCGAAGCTCTTGTAGTTCTTTATCCTTCTGCTTTGAGGCTTTGCGTAGTTGCTTTACTAGGTCGTTAGATGTCGTATCTTCTGTTGTGAAGTCGTCATCATCCTCGTAGTCGTAATTGGACATAGTGGTCCTTCTCCCTATTAGTTGATTTGGCATAGGCCTCATATTCGTTTGGGGAAACGGTATGGCTCCTACTCCTGGTCTTGTTGTCGCTCCACTAGGCCAGTCGTTCTAGTGGCAGGTTTATTTATTTAGTAAGCGCCAGCACGATCTCGTGCTAATGCTCCAGATGAGATTCCAGATTGACCACTAAACGTGGCCTTCTCTAGTCCAGTTAATTTCTTGCGTTGCTTAGCTGCTTCAGCCTGTCCAGCAAGTCCAAAGACTTCTTGTTCTGCTGTTGTCTGAGTGTATGGGTTTTCTCCATAGATAGATGCAAGTTGTGAACCACGCTGTAATCCACCACCGATTGTTTGGAATCCTTGCTGTGCTTGTGCCTTGTTAATTCCAGCAGCACCTAATTCTTCAGCACGTGTCATACCAGTTTGCAGTCCTGCTTGTAGCGCAGCGCCACCAATCTCAGCAGCAGTCACCTTGCGCTTAATATCATTTAGACCCTTAGCTGGATCAAGCGTATAAGCCAAGATATCGCCATTGGTAATATCTGGATAATATGATTTGAGTGCTGAAAGAACTTCTGGGTTAGAATTAAGAACACGAGACTGTGCAGTTACTACACGATCTTCTAACTCTGCTGCAGATACATCATTGCCAATAAATTTTTCAAAACCTTGCTGTGTGCCCATTGAATCTTTGGTGTAGTAAGAAGATGGCAGTCCATAGTTACGCATAATGTTCTGGTACTGGTCCTCTAAGCCAACATATTCTGCTGGACTTAAAGCACGCAAACCTTGATTGATTCGTACTTGGTTTGCAGCAAAACGCTTCTTGTAAGCATCTGTTTCAGTTAAGCGAAGAGCAAACTCAGATGGTGATATATTTGAAGTAATAAGATCTTTCAATGGTGTAACCAAAGCACTAAGTCCATATTGGCTAAACTGTTGCAATAATAGATCATAGGCAGATTGACGATTTGCCTGTGCTGCTTCAGCTGTTGCTTTTGTCTGAGCTTCTAATATCGCTTTATCAGAGTTTATTTTACTAAGACTTGCTTGATAAGTTGCATAGGCTTGAGCATCTGTAAATTTAGTTCCATCAGTTGCTGTGTATGTATTTTCTCCAACAGGAGTTA